CTATGTTTGACAGTTTTGTTAAATACTGTGTCCGTGGTTTTGATTCTTATCTGTCTAATAAACATCTCATCAATTTTTGCTTATCTCTTGCTCTTCTTATTATATATTTTTTATCTCCTGAGTTTTTACGTCCCTCTGTCTGTATGGCTCTTATGTTACTCTCTTCTGTTCGTATTCTTGACTGGTTGCATGTTTTACCTGAAGCAGGTTTTTCTCACACCCCTGCTTTTAATAATTATTTTGACGCTCAAACACTTGAAATGCCGAAATGTTGGACGATAATGCTCCGTCAGATTTGTGCTGTCTTTTTGCATGGCTTTAATAATGCCAGTTCCACTTTTGATTCCTTAACTTATACTCTTGCATACGTCATTGCCTCTTTTTCATTTATGGCCCAACAAGTTCTAGAAATACCCGCAAAGTTTTTAGACTTTAAAAAGTTTGCTAATTTATGTGGAGACATTTCAAAAGTTTCTACTCTATTTCTTAAATTACCCGATATATGGAAATTTTTTAAAGCTGGTTTTGATTGGCTTTATGAAACGTACCATGTATTTATGTATGGCGTTCCTAGCTCTCTTTTAACTTCTGAATATGCCGCCGTTCTCTCTCTTGCTGGCAATCTCATTGCTAACCCTACTGCTTATCAACCTGAAATTTTTGAATGTGTAGAAGCTTCTTTTGACCGTATTCTTAAAGAGTGTGGTCGAAATGGTCATGGTCAACACTTTGATATATTAGTTAACACCCAAAATGCGCTTATAACAGCCCATGACGCTCGTCGTAAAGATGATTTTACTCATCGCCGTGGTTGTGTTCCTCCTATGGTTATGTATTTTTATGGTGCTAGCGGTGTTGGTAAATCTTCGTGTGTTGTTCATATAGCTAATGCTATGACCAAGAAGTTGTCTGGTAGTGATTATGAGTCTGTTTATTTTATGAATCCTGCTGATGAATTTATGGAAACTTATTTTAAACAACTCGGTATTGTTATCGATGATTTTATGCAGTCCACAGATACACTTGGAAATCCTAGTCCCGAACTCCTTGCTCTTATTAAACTTAAAAACCTTGCTGAATTTATAATTAATAAAGCTAAATTAGAATCAAAAGGTCAAACTATTTGTACTAGCCCTTTAGTGTTTTTAACTTCTAATTTAGCTTATGGTTCTATCAATGCTGGTCATGTCAAATCCGTTATTTCTCCCGAAGCCGTTCGCCGTCGTCTTGATATTGTTATTAATGTCCCAAGTCATGGTGTCTTTGTCGTTGAACGTGTTTTTGGAGTCGATCTTCATCAACATATTCAATTAGGTTTTGATGACATTGTTCCTTATTTGATGTCCCAATACGCCAAATATTATACTCGTGAACTTAATACTTTTAAAAAGATTGCCCTTCAAGTTGCTGGAAAACCTCTTTATAATCCCGATCTTATTGATTATTTAGATAATGACGCGTTAGTCCATTTTTTGAATTGGCGTGCATATATTGCAACTGATAATGTTCCTTTAGCCCAAAAAGATGAAAAATTCTATAAGATATGTTCTTCTGTTTATGACCGTGTTATTAAAGAAAAAGGCGTTTTCAGGATAGTTGATGGTAGTATCCCCCACTTTATAGATGAAATAGCCGAAAAACTTAAAATGACAAATGTTTCTGGTTATCGAAGGCGTGTAGTCGAAATGCTATACAAATTTGACAAACTCCCTACAAATACTAAACCCGCTATTTTTCCTTCTAAAGTTGAAGTAGACGTCACTAACGTCCATATTCTCGAATCCACGTCTTCTGTTTTCCATAAATTTAAGGGTGCTGTCAAATTTCGCGCTCGTACCGAACATTCTTGTATTTGTGTTGGTGGCGACGCTTATAAACATAAAGTCGCTGTTCCTACTCCTTTGCTTGATGAAGACGGAAAACTTGAAGACGATAGTTATGTGCCGAGTGCTGAAGCTCTCTTTTTTGCTAATCCTTGTGAAAATGTTTTATCTCCTACTCAACACTGTTACCTACAAGCTGTCGCCGACGCTCACATTCCTGGCTCTCTCTTAACTAATTCTGATGATCCTCGTTGGTATCTTACTTTTATTGATCTCTTTTATTCTTGTACATGTTCTTTTAACGCTTCTGAATGCACCCAAGCTTCCTGGTTTATTCCTGATTTTGTTGATGATTCTTGGTTACTTGCTGTCAATACAATATTGATGCGTGTTACTAAGTTGACTCAAAAAGATAATTCAACTCCTTTGCTCCCCCCTTTACCCGATAAACCTTCTTTTAAAACTATTATTTTGAACAAAGCTAAAGAAACCCTAAAATCTCCTATTCTCAAAATGATTCTCGGCGTTGCTGGTGCCGTTGGATTTATCGCGTCCATAGTTATGCTCCGTGATAACCTCCAATATGAAAATCAGTCTTCCAATCCTGAAATACATGCTAAAACTAATATTCGTTCTGTTACCAATCCTCTTGGTCTTAGCGGGAAAATTTTTGATCAACATGGTGCGCGTCCTATGATCGCACAAATGTTCAATTATGCTCCTGGTAAGACCGATGCGGTTGCCTCTTCTGTCATGAATTGTGTTTTATCTCAACAATTTAAGTTCGTTGCTGAACAAAACGGTGAGCGTATTCCTATGCTCAACGGTTTATTCGTCGACCCAACACATTTTTTGACTGCTGGCCATTGTGTCCTTCGTCTCCAAGACGACACGATTATTAATTTTACCTTCCCAAATAAAGGTCCTACTTTTTCTGGTCTCCGTGTTAAGTGGAGTGAATGTAAATATGTTGCTCTTAAAGACTCCACTCGTACAAAAAATATTGATCAAATTCTCGTTAAGATTCCTAATTCATTGTTCATTCCTGGAATGAAATCGCTCACTAAGAAATTTTTAGCGAGAGATGAAATTCAAAAGATGGATGGTGAAAGAATCATTATTATGAAGCTGCACGAATATAATGGTGCGTGGATTCCCATGCTCTGGTCTGTCGACGGAGCTAAGTTGGAAACACAAATCGCAAATGTTCGTGTGCGTCATACTGATGGTCGTACTGAAATAACTCAATGTCATGATTGGGTCGGATATAAGCACGGTGGTGATTGGTCTGATTGTGCGTCCCCTATCTTAGTTGTTAATCCTAACATTAGCAATGGAGGTAGATTAGTCGGAATGCATGATTTTGGTAATCGTCACTGGGGTGAAGGTGGTGCTGTTGTAATTAGTCAAGAACAGATGAAATGGGGTTATGAAGATCTTGAAGGTAACGAAATTGTTCCTCGTTACGCTGAAACTGTTAGTACAGAATCTGACATTTATGAACTACATTGTGGTGTTCAAGGTATAGTGCTTCCGCACGAACCTAAACACGATGTTGATCTTAATTATCAAGCCGCTTACGACCCTATGTTCGCTCCTGAACATACCAAGATTGAATTGTCCCCTATTGGTCTTCTTGACCCTTGTCCCATTCCCATATGTAAATATCCTGCTATTTTGCGAGCTCAATTAGTAGACGGAGTTTTAAAAGATCCGAATACCATTGCGCTCAAGAAATTTTTAGTACCTATTCATCGGGTTGATCCTGAAGCTCTTGCTCTAGCTTATGCAGATTATAAGTCTGTGCTTCTCACTGGCTCTACCTTTACAGGTGGAACTTATACGCTGGAACAAGCTGTTTTCGGTGATCCTAACATTCCCTTTTTTGATTCTATTAACATGGCGAGCTCACCTGGTTTACCCTGGAAGAAACTCGCTCCAGGATATAAAGGTAAGACTGCTTATGTTAAATTGACCCCTCCGTGGATCTCTAAAACGATTCGCGATGCC